CCCAGGTTTTGGTAAGAGGTCGGTGCGGCCTTCGACAGCAATAAGGTATCTCAGCTGTCCTGACAACTCCGATACTGCAAGACCGTCTTCATCTATGTCACGCATGTCATTCGAGCACTCAAAGAAAGCTTGCACAATAGCTGGGTTGGAGTAGACCCACCTAAAGACATGGTAGTTTTCAATTGAGTTCTGCACGCTCGAAATCAACCGTAGCAACGACATCGCATCGTCTCTTTTGCTATGACGCTCAGGGAGCACTAAGCTGCTCACAACTTCGTGCAAGTCCCTATGCGGGCGTCCGTGTTGCCACGTGTAACCGAGGTAATGGACTGGCGTGTCCAACTCACCGAGTTCGCCTGTCACACGGCTTTTCTCGACGCTGAGGCTAAGACCTAGTTCGCCAGCCACTGCTGCCATAGCAGACAGTGGAACATAGGTGTTCAAACCAATGATGCTATCGTCACCTTGGATTTGAACCCTGTCCTTGTCAACAGTACGTCCCATGGTTCGGATTAGGATGTAGTTGATCGCGATCAAGTTACACAGTGATCCTATGATTGAGGTAAACGGATTACCGCTAGGAATGCCTCTGTGAACTTGATAGACATCACCGGAAGGGGTGATCAGACGTGAGTGAATGAAGTCGCTCTTGAAACGATCCCAGACAAGCTCTTCGCTCTCATCCAAGTCAAGATGCGTCCTCGCGATACCGAAGGCGTCATCAATGATTCGTGCAGACATGCTGGCATCAAATCCACTGACGTCAACAGAATACACATACTTAAATCGTGACTTGAACTCCTCTACCAGCGCGGCCTTCTCGACTCCTCGGAGACTAAACGAGAACGGTCTCTTTCTTTCCAGGCCTTTAAAGACCGGTTTTGAGAAACGCGAACCCACGAGAGTCGTAACAAGCGACGCCATCCATACGAGCCTAGTCTTTGGGCCAGAAGCCCCACGCTGAACACGACGGCCAGAAGTGTAGGGATGCAATCTCCCACCACCCCGCCAGAAGTCCTCAGCCATGAGAACAGCCCGATCGAGGACCAGGTCGTTAGAGCAGAAGAAAGGAGCCCCAGCGTAGTGAGAACGATGAATTTCCGTCTCCACCACACGAGCCAAGCTATAAGGCTTTCGCCCTCCAACTTGACTACCCGCAGTACGGAGCGCTGCAGAAACTGCGCTTCGGTAGGCCACGGTTTCGAAGGGTCCGACACCAACTTCCGAA